GGGGGGGGGGGGGGGGGCAGCGGGCATTCGGGCGGTGGCGCCAGCAGCCGCAGAAAGAAGAAGGGAGGGTCGAGAAGAAAAAGGCGCACGAGGCGCAAAAGGCGTTCAAGAAGAAAAAGGCGCCACACGCGTAAAAAAAAGCACCATGTTCGCAGGCGACGACGGCGGCGGCGGAAAACCCGCAGAAAAAAGTATTAGGATATAGTATATGCCACAAGATACGCGTGTTTATAGATGTGTACATAGGTTAAAGAAGAAGTATAGATTATCGGGTGCGATAGGAATATGTCAAAAGGCAACTAAACAATCTTATATGACGGGTAGAACTTTAAGGAAGAAAAAGAGGGCGCGCCGTCGTCCGCCCACACGCCGCCGTCGTCGCCGGCGGCGAGGTGGTAATCCGTGGAAGTGGTGGAATACATATAAACGCCGGCAACGCGGAAGAAAAAGAAGAGGGATTTTGCGAAAACAAAAGACAGCGCGTGCAAAAGCTGCTACAAGACGAGTATCGCGACAAAGCTCATATTCTTCATATTCTTCAAAATCATCAAGTGTTCCAAGATCTCCGGATTCAAGACTTTTACAAAGCTTATCTACGAATACCTCTTTGACAGCGACAGTTCCTTCTTCTTTATCCGTCGCATCAACCCGTACAGAATACCTCCCACCGACAAGTGTTGGGTCTATTGTCAGTACATCATCTCGAAAACGCGTTAAAAAAGGAACTAAACGCTCACGAAGATAATATTTTAAAACATTCTAAAATATTATTTATTTTTATATTCAAAAAGAAACTATATTACATTTCTAATTTCCTCCGCGAAGTCGGAGTACCAAATGTAGCGTGCTCTCTTTTTGGATGTTGTAATCGCTCAGCGTGCGACCATCTTCAAGTTGCTTACCTGCGAAAATTAAACGTTGCTGATCAGGTGGGATACCCTCCTTATCCTGAATCTTTGCCTTGACGTTCTCAATAGTATCACTGGCCTCTACCTCTAATGTTATGGTCTTTCCTGTGAGTGTTTTTACGAAGATCTGCATGGTTATGTATGTAATCAAGATAATATTTTTTAAATCAATTTTATAATTTATGTTTGTCATACCATTTATGGTTATCTCCTAATATATCTAATCCTGAGCTAATTAGCCATCCTAATGAAAAGAAAAAATTATCGCCAAGATATGAATTAATTGGCTTATCCGCTTTATCTTTTCCGCCGGGCCATTTAAAAATCCATTGTTTTCGAAAATAGGTATTAATAAAACGCATTCCTGCTTTGGTATTTTCTACATATTCAAAAAACATATGACCCAATAGTGCAACAACAAAGGGAACGTACCAAAAATACATTATAACGCCAGATGCGAAATGTAATAAACTATATTGATCTGCAAAGCGATGTCCCATTATATATTTTGGAGAAATTATTTTATTGAGAATATCATCTTTATCGTCCGCCCAAAATGCTCCATCTTCCGTTTTGTCTGCCAAAATACCACGACATCAATACAAACACAGCAATCATTACTAATACCCATCTCTTATTGTCATCAGCATAATTAATCGTCTTTGTTACAGGGCTGGTCTTACCACCGGTTATGTATGAATACCACGATAAATATGTTTGTCTATGATAAACACCCAGTGCCCAATTATAAGTGTCACTGACAATAGTAAGAAGGGTAAATAGAATAGCTAAAGTAATTAAATTATTTCTCAAGAAAGAACGTGATTTTTGTATTGTGCCCCAAGCAGCGGGGAGCACAGTTAAACACAATATAAAAATAACTATAACAAGGGCAAATACTTCCAACATATATAAGATAGTTAGAAATAAATTTATTACACCCATTTTCGTCTTGGTCAAAAGCGGTGCCGTCTTAAAGGAACACGCCTTTCGCGTTGTTGTGAGCCGGTACAGGTTTATGGTTTAAAACGAAATAAAATAGAACGCCAAGCAGGAGTTGTAAAGTATGGAAATATATAAAAAAATTCATACTTTATGTTTAGTTGGAGTAGGCAAGCCCACCCATTCCGCTCATGACGCGGAGAACATTGTAGTTAGTGGCGTATACGGCGACGCGGGCGGTGTGTTCCCCGCCGATGGTGTCGTTGCTGAGGACGAGCTGGAGAGTGGCATTGTCGATGCGCGACATATTGCACGTGCCACTGGGCTGGTGCTCCTCAGGCCGGAGGGCGAACGAGTAGACGTTAATTCCCGTGTCCGGGGAACGGGTGTGGTGCTGGTATGGCTGCACAGTGTCGAAGTATGTTCCCTCACGCTCCGAGAAGCGGTCCTGCCCGTTGAGCTGGAGCTTGGCAGTCACGACCGGGTTCTCCCCCCAGCAGTGCAGGTGGAGAGCAGTCTCCGCGAGCACGAAGGCACCCGCGTCTGACACAAGACTCTCGTCTCCCACCGAGCTGAGCGGCGCCCCCGACGTTGGGTACCAGCCGTCGGCGTATGAGCCGTGGGAGCCCTGCCCCCCCGACGCCATTTGCGCGGCCGTTTCCCCCTCCTCGCCGCCCCAGGGGTAGTATGAGCCGCTGGCGATGGCACCCGCGCCGGGGTCCACGAAGAGCCCACTGACCACGAATTCACCTGATCCAGCTGTGCCGGGACCAGCGAAGGCGTGGTAGGCGTTAGGAAGAGCGTCAATGCAGTCGGTGTAATTCCATGGCTGGACACCGAGGGCTTTGTAAAGCTGCTCGCCATTCTCGAACTGCTTGCAGCAGTCGACGAAGTAATCCTTCTGGACCGTGAAAATGAGCTCCTTGCACGGGTGATTGAAATTGAGCTTGACCTTGTTGCTCGAGGATCCGACCGATTCGTAGCCAGTGAATTGGAGCTGCTCAATGAGATACTCGTGCGGGTTTTGCGCCATGCGCCGGCGCTCGTCGGTGTCAAGGAACACGTAGTCGACGTAGAGCGAGGCAGCGACAAGCGATTTGGTGTAAGCGCCCTGTGTGGTCTTGTTGCTCGCGCCCGGACCGCCGGAGGCGCCGCCGGACAATGAGTCCACAGCCCACAAGAGGCAGTCAAGTCCGTTGAATTCAATGTTAATCTTCACCTCGTGGTATTGGAGGGCGATAAGTGGAAGCGCGAGACCCGGGTTACGGCAGAACCAGAACTGGAGCGGCACGTAAAGCGTGGTCTCCGGAAGGGAGCACCGCGGCACGCAGGTGTTGCACGGGGCACCAGTGTTACACGGGATGTTGACCGTCGAGAATGACGGGTCGGTCAAGTAGGTAAGCTGAGTGGTCTGCCCAACCATCTTGTTGTAACCGCGCTCCTGTTCGGCGGTCATCGTAAGCTGGTTCCAGAGGTGCATGAACTGACCATATTGCCGGTCTATGCGCTGCCCCCCAATCTCAACTTCCACGTAATCGATCATGTTAATACCCGGGTTGTCGATCCACCGAGCATAAGTGGCATCACGACCCGACCCCTGCGCGCCTGGCGGATTGCACGCATTAATCTGCGGCAGCACCACCTGAAGGTAGGTGCGGTAGGCAAGGTCGCCATTGCGCGACACCGTGCACTGCACACGGCGCCCGAAGTCAGCCTGTCCGTTGAAAGTTTGTTCAATAGATTCCATTGCGAAGTTGGTGTGGCGGCGGTATGTTACCTTCCAGAAAGTGATTTGTGGATTCCCAGTCAGGTATACGTCCTGGGCTCCGTAAGCTACAAGTTGCATTAATCCTCCTCCCATAGTGTTATAATATTGCTAAAGAAAAAAAAATTTTATATAAACCCTTTTTATTCATTATTAATTAATTTATTTAAATCAATGTTTTCCTTCATGAATCGTTTAAGATATGAATCTAAATATACCTCTTTCTTACCTTCATGATTTTTACTAAAAATATAGCAATTGGTCTTTTTTTTTATAGTCCACCCATTTTCGACAGCATTAAATAGAAATGCCATTTTTTGCAATTGGACCATATTAATTTTTAAGTTTGACGTATCCATTTAAGTTGGGGAGAGAAAACCGAAAAAAAATATAAACCAATAAGAATTTAATTATCGCTTAATTAAATAATAAAAAAAAAGTTATTTAATTATAAAATATGCCCAACTTTAAACCGAAAGCAAACAAAAAATTCAAAATGAATAAAAAAATAGCAACTTTGGATAGTAAACATCACGAAAAAATGCGCGAGTTTTATAAAATAGAAAATATATTAATCCCTGCATGGAAGGAAGAAAGAAAAAAATTAATAGCCGCTAAAGCTAAAGCAACAAATATTGTAGACCGATTAAAAATAGAAGATACAATAAAAGATTTGGTAAAAAAAATTAAAAAGCATCGTGTATTACGAAAATCTTATTTATTGGAGAATTCTCAATATATTTTTGATTATTTTGAGAAAAAAAAAGAGGTTTCCGAAGGAAATAGTAAGAAAAAAATATTACACTCTTTCTTTGATAAAAATGAAAGAAAATCTATCATCAGAAAACAAGATCGTAATGATATTCAAAAATATTTTGAAGCTGTAGATGAAAAAAGTATCAATATAGATAATTATACCTTACATCATGACGTCTGCAAGTGTGGTGGCGAACTTGTGCCTGTAGATTATGAAGGTATATTGGTTTGTAAAAAATGTTATACTCAAACTCCTTATCTCATTGAACATGAAAAACCATCTTACAAAGAACCACCGAAAGAAGTGTGTTTTTATGCATATAAACGTATAAATCATTTTAGAGAAATATTAGCGCAATTTCAGGCTAAAGAGACGACCCAAATACCCGAGGAGGTATTAAAAAACATAAAAGCCCAAATTAAAAAAGAAAGGATAAAATTATTCCAAATTACAAATAGTAAAGCTAAAGATATTTTGAAGAAATTAGGGTACAATAAGTATTATGAACATATACCATTTATAAAAGATAAATTAGGTATAAAACCTCCGGTGATGAGTCAACATCTTGAAGATGTTTTATGCAATTTATTTATGGAGATACAGCGTCCTTATGCTATCCATTGTCCAGATGATAGAGTAAATTTTTTGAATTACTATTATGTATTATATAAGATGTGCGAATTATTGGGAGAAACCACATTTCTCGCTTATTTCCCGATGTTAAAAGATCCAGTAAAAAGAATAGAACAAGATGAAATCTGGAAAAAAATATGCAATGAATTAAGTTGGGAATTTATATCTACAATATGATAAATAAGAAGTATCATATTACAGCGATATGGTTATTTAACGGCGGGGGAAACCGACGAGGTTGCCACCAATACCGAATCCGGCGCCAGAGCGAGCGGCGACCGACATACTTGGAACGTAGGTATCAAGAATACTGAATGTAGCAGCCGCAGTAAGGGCAATGAGAAGTACCTCGTCAAAATTGAGGGCGCGCTTGGGGATAGCATAAGCCGCGACAGCAACCATGAACCCTTCAATCAAATATTTAATGGCACGCTTTACGAGTTCGCCTAAGTCCAACATTCTATTAATTTCCTGAAGCATTATAAATAATATGAAGAAAAAAATATATTATATAATTTTATAAACTTAAAATAAAATTATAGTAATCAATATATAATGGCTAAAGGATTTGAAAGAAAATTAACCAGTGCTGGAACTGAAAATCCTAAATATGTTGATTTATTGGAGGAAGACCGTCCTATTTCAGGGCAAAAATTTACCTGTGTATCTTTTGTATCGCCTGAAAATCTTTTAAAACAGAAAAATCACTTTTTTTTTGAAGAATTCCTAAAACATTTTGATTTTACTAAATCTGTAGATAAATTTACGCAGTTTTTAAACTTTATTTCATATAAACATCACTTAGATTTTGACAAAATAATGGAAGACTATAAAGATTTTATGAAGAGCGAAAAGGGAAAATTAAATATTGACTCTATTTCGGATGACTACAAAACTTTTTTGGATGCTAAAGAAGAAACATTGGAGAAAACATTTAATATAGCTCATCGTTTTCAAACAGCAACCCGCGGCTTAAAGATTAGGGGGTCATATTCTACGCAGGAAGAGGCAGAATTGAGAG